GCCCAGAACGCCACGTACACGCAGTTTAAGTTATTTTTATCGCGCTTCGGGCAGAACTCGAAGATCATCGTGACGGGTGATCCGCAACAGACTGACTTGCCCATCTCGCCGCCACCCATGAATGAAGTGGTGAGTAAACTCAAGGGTATCTCGGGCATTGATATTGTGCAGTTTGCCCACAGTGACGTCGTGCGTCATCCACTTGTCGCAGCGATCTTAAAAAAGCTGTAAACGATACGCGCGGTTTCTCTTGCCCGCTTTCAGGGGGTGCATTACACTGCGCCCACCCTCTGAAAGGAAACACATGTCAGCAGTACGCTGCGGGCGTCATGTTCTGGAAGTTCCTGTCACCGCGGACCAGTTAAAGCGCGCACTGGACCGCGAAGAAGACATGACGGCCCGTGTGATCGAGCGCTACGGGCGTGCACATCTCAACGACTCGATCAAAGAAGGCCAAGGCGTCTTCATTGGGCTGCTGGGTGAAGAAATTATTTACGATTTTTACGAGCAGCAGTGGACGCGATCGACCGGTGAAGATATTTATAACTGGGATTTGCGGAACAAGATTCTGGGGCGCGTGGACGTCAAAACGAAGCTGCAAAACTACGGCCAACCGCCGAAGCCGTTCTATAACTGCACGGTCTGCGACGCCAATATCCACCAGCTGTGCGACTGGTATTGCTTCGTTCGCGTGCACAATGACTGCGAACGCGCATGGATTCTGGGTTTTCTTCCCAAAGACATGTTTTTTGAATCAGTCGCCACGTTTGCAGCCAAGGGCGAGATAGATCACATCAGCCACAACGACTGGACGTTCAAATGGGACTGCTGGAACGCGCCCATTTCAAAACTGCTGATCCCGCCAGACGCCGTGACGGGTTTCGCCGATCTCGTGCGGGGAGTGCAGTATGCGAATTCTTGATGTCGGTTGCGGCCCCGGGATTTACGTCACGGCCCTGCGCAATCTGGGCCTGCAGGCGGACGGTGTGGACCCTGATCCGCGCTGTCCCTACGACAAACTCAGCGTGTTTCATCCGCAGTTTGACATGTACAGGAACTACGACATCTGCCTGTGCTTGGAAGTGGCGGAGCACATCGACCCAGAGCTAGCCGATAAGTTCGTGGAAAAGCTCGTCGGTGTTGCGCCCACGGTGATCTTCAGCGCGGCACAACCCGGACAGGGCGGACACGGGCACATTAACTGTCAACCCAAGGAATACTGGGCGCATAAGTTTGGCTGTCATAACTACGTGTATGACGCAGAGGCCACAACTCGCCTATGCGGGTTTATGCAGCTTGGGTACCATATGGGCTGGTTCGTAAATAACGTGCAAATCTTTCGGCAGTACGGTGCGGTCTGCTTTGACCAAATCGTAAAAGAAGAAACGCCGCAGGCCGAGCGGCTGGCTGATTACCTCAAACGGGAGTTTGTGACATGACGGACGATATTGATATTGGCGTCACCAATCACAGCGGCGAACCCGGACCCGAAGGCGAGCCGGGCAGGTACACGCTGGCCGAGTTTGTCACCCTGATCAACGAAGACCTGCAGAATGAATGGACGCATCTGCAGTTCTATCTGTACCACGCCAGCGCCGTCACGGGCCTGCACGCGGAAGAGTACAAAGAGTTCTTAACCGAAGCGGCCAAGGGCGAGCTGAATCACGTGCAGCAGTTCTTGGACTGCCTGTACGGGTTTGACTTCGTCCAGCCCTGCGCCGGCGGGCATCCGCTTAAAACCTATACGCGCATCGAAGATATCTTAATCGAGGCGCACACGCTGGAACGCCAAGTCGTGGCAAACTACGCCAAGCGACTGGAGCAGCTGAAGTCGCTCGACGACAAGGTTGCGGCCGCGTATCTCGAAGTGTTTTACGAAGATCAGCTGCAGGATAGTTTCGAGGACGCCCGGCATATTCAGCGCATTCTGGCCGATGTGGATCACCGTCAGTTGCGCAAGTTGAACATGTTGGATTCGAGGAAATAAACATGCGGGAAAGTTGCGGCATGGCGGCCGGTTTTGTGCTGCGAGCAGGTCACTCCCGCCTGTTCTGCGCCGGACCGGAAGTGACGCCGCAGAACGCCGGTCGTCCTCCCGGCGTTCGCACCACACTTGGACAGCCGTGGTGCCGGGTACTGGTTGCTGGGTTTTAAACGTGTCCAAGCGCCTCCTTCGCCCCTACGTCACACGAGCACAAGCGGAACACGAGCGGTTCTGCTGCCAGTATCCAACCCGCATCTCTTGTTAAACAGCCATGCACGCAACTCTTGATCCGTTCTTCCTGCGCGTCGCCTGTAACGTCGCTCGCACGCAGTCCGATGATCCGCACACGCAAAACGGCGCGGTGCTGGTGGCCGAGCGCGGCGAAAACGTAGCCGCAGCCAACACCCTGCCGCCGGATGTCCAACATCGCGCCGAGCGCCTTGAACGCCCGATGAAGTACAACTACATCGAGCACGCCGAGCGTAATGTTATTTATACCGCGGCCAGACTCGGCATTCCCACCAAGCGCGCCACGCTCTACTGCCCGTGGTTTGCCTGCACCGACTGCGCCCGGGCGATCATCATTGCCGGGATTCACGAAGTCGTGGGGCTGGCGTACCCGGAAGCGCACGGGTCATGGAAAGAAAGCATCGAACGCGCCGACGAGATGCTGCGCGAAGCCGGTATTATCTGCCGCCGGATCACCGACAAAGTTGGCGTAAAACTTTTACGCGACGGGAAGGAGATTGAGCTATGAGTGACGACACGCGACACCATCTCAGTAAGAAACTGCGCACGATGCACGGCATGGTCGACCGGCAGACGCTTGACGCAGCCGCTGACGAGCTGGACCGGCTGAATTCACTGATTGCCGGCATGGTAACCAAAGCCGCGGCGGATCATCAGGAAGCCCGGCGCAAGATCAACGAACTGGAAACACGTATACAGGAGTTGAATCGTGTACAGTGACGACGTTGCCGACGAAGTACCCACGTTTCTGGGGGCGTTAGCGGGGGTGATTGGCCGGGCGCAGCGCTACATCAAGCTGGCCGAAGACGGTAAAGCGGACGACCCGAGCGCCGCGCTGGACACGTCGCTAGCGGATCTCGACGCGATGCTCAAGGAGATGCGCAACGACCTAAACCTGCACATCGAACTGGACATGGACGCCTGTTCCGTCGGCCGGCTGGATATTCACACGCCGCAGCGCGTCGTGTTTCTCATCGAGACCCGCTGCCCCAAGCGCACGATGCGCGGGAACTCCCCGGACTCAATTCGCAACATCACGCTCTATCGGGCGACTATCACGCCGCTGTTTGACGGCTGCGTCGGTGAGGTGTCGTACCTGTACGGGCGCTGGCCGGAAACGGAGTATCAGGACAAGCGCACGGAGCTGGTGGACAAGATCGTGGACTATGTCTGCCGCCGCTACTCGACGCCCACGGCGTTTATCGAGCGCGTGAAATACAAGCGGCGCATGCGCTATGTCCGCGAGGTCGAAGACGGCGTGCACAACGACGCGGAATGAATCCGTACCGGCCGACCAGCATTGCGATTGATTTTGACCGCACGTTCACCAGCGACGTGGACATGTGGCGGACGATGATTCGCATGTTTACGCAGCGCGGCCACAAGGTGTATTGCGTGACCGGCCGCACCGAGACGCCGTACAGCCGCGCGGAGTTATACAACACGTTCGGCCCGCGTACGTTTAGCCTGCTGACGCGGTGTGTGTTCTGCAACCACCTGCCCAAGCGCGAGATCACCAAGCAGCTGGGCATTCACATCGATATCTGGATCGACGACCTGCCCGAGGGCGTGGGCGGATTAACACCCGCCCAGTTAGCCCGGATTGACGGCACGGTAAACGTCTGCGAAACCCTGCCGATTTTTACACCCAAGGTTGTGCACCCTGAGAGTTACTGGCCGCCAATTTTAGAAATGCTACCGCAATAGGGTAAATTAATACCCGGCCGGTTAGACGGATCTAACCCCGCAATGTTCACTGAACGGATTCAGTGCATGGCCAAACGCTGGTACTACCTGTACGTGATCTTGTACCCGTCGCTGGGTTACAAGTTTTACTACGGCTCGCGCATCACTGACAAAGCCCCCGAAGACGACCACCAGTACTTTGGGTCGCCGGTGACGTTTGCCCAGTACAACGATCCGACGCACCCGGAATATCAGGCCGACGCGCTGAAAGTAATCCTGCGGGCCGAAAAGCGCCGGGCCTCGAAGAAAGCCGCCAAAGAGCTGTCCGACACCGAAACCACGCTGATTAAAAACGCCCACGCCAACACGGAGTATTTAGGCCCGGAAGTCTGTCTGAACCGCAACGCTGCCGGCCGGTTCCTGCTCACTGACGCGCAGCGCCGCATCGCCTTGGAGCGCTCGATCTCGAATGGCGGCGGCTTCTTGAACATGACACGGAAACAGCACCTGAAATGGGCCAGCATCGGCGGCACGAAATCAGTGGAGTTAAAAACCGGCCTGCACGCGATTCCTGAAGAACAGATGCAGGAGATTCGCGCCCGTGGCCGACAGGCGATCAGCAAAAAATACTCCAAAACGTATCAGTTTTTGAACCCCGACGGCGAGCTGACCACGATTCACAACCTCAAAGACTTCTGCCGTAAAAATAACTTAAGCGACTGCCATATGCGCAGCGTCAACTGCGGTCGCATCAAGTCACACCGGGGATGGCGCAAGCCTGAAACATGCTAATCCTGCCGTACTCTATCTTGGTTTTAATCGTCGCCGGGAGTGTCGCGCTGGGCTACGCGATCGGCCGGCTCGACTGGTTGGTAGCGCGGCTGGTTAGTGTCACGCCCCGCGACTTCACGCCCGCGGCGCCTGTAGCCAATACGTTGCGCGCGGCCATGAAAGACACAACTGGACCTGTGAGCGGCAAGATCGCAATCGATACCGGCAAATACGTTGGCGAAATTAACACCGTCGGCATGCAAAAGACGCAGGACTTTACTCTTGGCAAAACGATCCAGACACAAGATGATATTAGTTCCTCTGTATCCAAGCTGGCCCAGTTGAAAGGTAAATAGTCATGGCAAAGGGTTTAGACGTCGGGACATCGTTTATTGTGCTGGCGCAAGATGCAGCCGCCAACTCCACCACGGATCCGCACGTGGTCGGCAACGTCCAATACAAGGATTTCCGGGACGCGTTCTACATCATCAAGCCGACGACGCCCGTGGCCACGAAGATGATCGAGAAGGGCCTGCAGGGAAAGGTGTTCGTGAAGGACGCCGACGGGAGCTTCATTATTCTCGGCCAAGACGCCATTGAGAAAGCCGTCGAGCGCAACGACTCGGCCAAGCGTCCCATGTACCGCGGCGTGGTCAGCCCCAAGGAAAAAGAGGCCAAGCGCGTACTGGCGTTTATTCTCAAGGAAGTCGTGGGCACCGCCAGCACCCCCAACGAAAAGCTGATCTTCTGTGTCCCGGCGCAGCCCGTCGACCAAGAGGACGATGATTTCGACGTGGCGTATCACGAAGACGTGGTGCGCACCGTGCTGGCGGAGCAGGGTTATGCGGCGCGAGCTATTAACGAGGCCGAGGCGCTGTGTTACTCGGAGTTAGAACACGACGACTACACCGGCATCGGCCTGTCGTGGGGCGCCGGTATGGTGAACGTGTGCGTGATGCTCAATGGCGAGCCGACCGTGCTGTTCTCGACCACGAAGTCAGGCGACTGGATCGACCGCATGACAGCCGTGGCCACGAACGAGCCCGACTCTGTTGTGCAGGCTGAAAAAGAACACGGCACGTTTGTCATTGGCGAGCAGAACGAGAATACGATTCTGGCCGCCGTGAGCGTGTATTACGAGCGCCTGATCGACTACACGACGAAGCAGCTGGCCGCCGCGCTGCTGGATCACAAAGCGCTGCCGAAATTCAAAGAGCCGATTTTGATATCTGTAGCCGGCGGGACAACGCGGGCCAAGGGCTTCGTGGAAATGTTCACGAAGAAGCTGGCCGAGAACGGTTTTCCGCTGCCGGTGAAAGAAGTGCGCCACGCCAAGGATCCGCTGCACGCCGTCGCTCGCGGTTGCTTAATCGCCGCGAAGATTCTCTGATTTGTTTCGTAGACACGCACTGCGGTCACGAGTACGATACGCCACATGCGAAACACGTGGCGATTAATAACAAGTCAGGGGAGTCGGTATGGGGCGCGGGACACGGTTCGACGGCATCTTGATTGCACATCTCGGAAACATCAACGGACCGCGGCCGGACAAGGAAAACCGGCTGGCATACCTGCAGGCCGCACTCAAAGCTGGTTGGCACGTCTGCGCCGAAGTTGTGTTTCATCAAGGGAGTTTTTTGCTTCCCTTTGACGGGGGGTTTAACGTTGCCCCGCCCAGTTTCTTCTCCAATCAGCGCGTCTGGTCCCGCTGCTACGACGCCGAAACACTGGACGCGTTGTGCAACGTGAATGCGCACGCGTTTCTTGTGAACGAAGCTGGGCCGACGCTCACCAGCGCGCAGTTTATCTGGACGCCGTCGCCGCGCGAGTTGGCCGCGCGATCCATCGCCTTTCTACCCGAAGACGCGCCCGGCTGGGTCGAGCAATTTGAGCCGGCTGGCCTGTGCAGCAATTGCCCAGCGCGTTACATTTAGTCCATCGCTCTTTGACAATTTAGCGCCGACCCAAATCTTTTTATCCGCCTTTATCTTGCGGCGGATAAAAGTTGTAAAATGGGGTTGTGTCAAAAGTTAGTCGTGGTGGCCGGCTGGTTAGGAGTGACTTTCAAAGCAGGGATGCTGCGAGGGTTACACGGTTCCGTGGTCAGATTTTGTCGGGCTCACGGGCGGAGGAGCAGCAAATGCCACACGGGATAAATTATATCCTTGAAAGTTGCTGCGGAATCGCGACTTCGGTCGGGATAGGACCTGCGGACAGGGGATCGCAGGGGCTTTTGACACAATTTATAACTTCAACAACTACAGGCAGTTAAAAATCATGGACGACGAAACATTACATTCGTTGTCGGTGCTTTTTAGCGCATTTGGCGCAGCTGCTTTTGCTGGGCTGGCAACGCTTTTGCGGTTTGCCAAGAAACTCTCTAAACTAGCGGTGATCAGCGCCATGCTGAACGCCGGGTTTCTCGGCCTCGCCATTGCGCTGATTTGGTATCAAAACTACCGAAAAGCGGAAAACGTCTACGGCCTGATCGGCATTTGCGTGCTGGCGGGCATGGGCGGTTCGACGTTGACAGATTTAGTGATTTCGCTGTTATCGGGCGCGGGGATCAAAGTCATCATCCACCACGAACGAGACCGGGATGAGATCAATCGCCACATCGATTCCGAGGAGCATGCAAAACATGACCATGACCATTCGTAAACAATTGAGCGTGGCCGCGTGGGGTGCTTCAGCGTTCTTCTGCCTTATGCTGCTGGTGTCGGCTTATGCGGCGGTAGCACATCACGCAGTTGGGAGTACGATTGCGCCAACGGTAAGTGCAACCCCGTGAATGATTGCCTGATAGCACAATGGTAGTGCACGGCACTGTTAATGCTGGGGTTGTAGGTTCGAGTCCTACTCAGGCAGTTTGAAGGCGCGCTATGGATAGCTTATCTGCGTTAGATCCGCTGGCGTGGCAGCCTGAGTACCTGCGCAAGCATCCGGCATATGCGGCCGGCAATGCGTTTGGCTGGTTACAGCGTGTGGGCGGAAAACAAGCCGCCATGAGTTACCCGCTGGCTGGCCGTCTCTATCTCGCCAAGTCCGGCTGGCTTTTGTTATCTGTACCGAACGCCCTTATCCGCGGCGTGTTCGACGCCATGACGGAACCGGGCGCGGAACTGCCCACCGCCGGCGTGTGGAATCTCGGCGACAAGCAGGAACTCTTAAACGCGCACATTTCGGTGATGACCGCCGACGAGGTGAACCAAGTCGGCGCGGACAAAATCAACGAGCGCGGCCACATGTTTGGCTATACGCTGAGCGGCCTGAAAGAAATTACACCTGACGGCGGCGGCCACATCAGCAAAGTCTGGGCGATTCAGGTGTCTGCGCCCACTCTGGCGACTTTGCGCAAGAGCTACGGCCTGTCGGCTCTGCCTAACGGCGATCACCCGTTTCACATCACTGTTGCCGTGCGCCGCAAGGGCATTCTCCTCGACAACGGCAAGGCCAAGGGTTACGAAACCCCTGCCGAAAGTGACGAAGAGCATAGGTTTAGTAACCCCATCAGTAGGGGAGAACTAAAAGCGGCCAACGATCTTTCCCGCTCGGTAAAAAAAGACCTGTTACCGGGCGGTGAAGCCGATAATTTACCCGATCGGGATTTTTCTGCGCCTGCCTTAGCCGAAGGAGCTAAACATGAGCACGAACACACAAGAAATGATCAAATTGCCAAAGAAATTGCCAAAGATCACCTGTCCGAAGATCCGCAGTACTACGAAAAAGTCAAAGAAATAGAGAAAGGCGCGGAGCAGGACGACACACCAGCCCGTCCGCGCATCCTCGACGAACTCCGGGCGGCCAAAACGCACTCGGATCGCCGCGATTACGACCGCAAGCACGAGATCCTGCGGCGATTAATCGCGCAAGCGCCGCAGGACTGGCACGTGGACGACCCAAAGCCGAAGTACAAGGGCATTACGCACACGCCGACGAAGTTTCGGTTTCATGCGCCAGCCGGAGTTGTCGGTTCGCACGTCAAAGCGGCCACCAACAGCGTGTATGCGCAGCAGTTTGGCAACTTGTTGAACTTCCGCACGCCGTTTGTGTTTGATCACGGCAAACCGGTGTACGAAAACGTCGTCGATCACTTGATGAAGGCCAAACAGCGCGGCGATTTCATTCTGGCGTCGCGCATGAAGGCCCATCAGTACCGTTCGATGCTCGATCCGCGTTACCGCTACGAGATGGCGCAAGCCGCTGCGACTGGAACGCTGCCGCAGATGAACACGTTTGACAAGGCGACGCAGCTGTACGGCAACGACGTCTTTGACACGATTAAGAACTGGGGGAAGCCACATGGCGACACCGCTGCTTGATAAGCTCAACGAACTGCTGGGACGGAAAAAGAAGCCCGACACCCCGGCGCCGACCCCGGAACCCACACCGCCGAAGCAACCCGGCGCGGTTGATTACCTCAAGGCGTGGAAACTGCTGCGCGACATCCCCATTCAGAAGCTCGGGCGCGTGGTCAGTCTGAGCGCGGTCATCGTTTTTTTCGCTATCAGCGGCCTGTTGGCGTGGCTGGTGGTATTTATCAAGTTCATGCTGTCTTTTGGGCGCTGAGTATCCATGGACCACGCGAGCACGTTGTACGAGTGGCAGTCGGTTCCTGAGCGCGTTGCGACGCTGCTCCCGCTGGCGCTCCGTTTGAAGGCCGCGCATGAAAAAGCGGCGACACAAGCGCACGTGCTGGCGACGACTGCGGCGACATGGCTGCCGGACGTGAATTCCATCGCCTTGTATACGCCAGTGACGTTAACAAAAGAAGCGTTTGACGCCTACGCGGCCGACATGCACGCCGCCGGGATCGACAACGTGTCAGCGATTCAGCTCAGCGGTACCGAAGTGGACCCGGACGCCGAGATCGTCATCAAGCAGGGTTCGCTAGTTCCCGGCCTCGCGCCGGTGTGGAACGCGAGCAACAAACTGCTGGGCGGGCCGACGCCGCTGTCCAACGGTATCGTGGCCGGATTGTTGGCCGGCGGACTGGGTTACGGCGCTGGCACGCTGGTAGAGCAGTTTTTCCCCGCCCGGTATTTACAGCGCGGTAAGCTGCGCCGCACGCTGGGCATGATTGGCGCGCTGGGCGGTGCGGGTTTGGCGGGGTTGAACTCATACGCCAATGCCCGGGCCATGCGAACGAGCACGCTCAAGGGTCTGTTTACAAATAACAAAACCCCGGTCGTTTACCCGTACGAAGAGAAGATGGAGAAGGACTCGTCTGCGCCCATGGGCGGAGCGACTGGCGCGTTTTTAAACGAACCGATGTTTTCTCCAACCGTGTCTGTGCCGCAGTTCAATCAGGCCGCGTGGCAGGACGTAAATATGGGTATGTACCGTGGCTTTCAGCAGCATACGCCGCCGCAGTTCGCTGCAGCCGCCACCGGGCTCATGTCCGGGATTAGCACGAACATGAACTCCCCCATCATCCGGCCCATCGACGTTGTCCGCGGGATTGCCTCTGCGGGCGTCGGGCTAGCCACGGCCACGGTTGCCGGCAAAACCTTGGCTGCGCTCGCCGGGTTAACGCCGGAAGGGCAAAATAAGTTACAAGAGATGGGTTTATGGGGCGGCATGATGCACGCCGTCGTACCTAGCTTGTTTGGGCGGTAGTTTGTCTTGCGTAATTATGGTCGGGCGGTACAATACCCCGTGCCTTCACTTAAAGGAGAACGTATGGCCACGAAGAAGAGTGTTGAAACGGTACGTGAAGAACTGCGTGTGTTAAATGCCGCGGCGGACGACGTAAATGTTGATTCCAACAACTGGCTGACACCTGAGTTTTGGACCATGGCAATCGGCGCCGTGAGCAACCTGATTGCCGTCGGTGTTCTTATCGGCTGGGTCGATCAGTCGCAGGCCGAGACGCTGGTCAAGGCTGTGACGGCGATTGTTGGCGCCACGCAGGTGGTCGTGCTCAACAGCGCGCTGATCTGGAAGTATCTGGCTGGTCGCACTGAACTGCGCGCCCAAATGATCGACGCCCGGTATCGCTACATGGAAGCGGTGGCGGTCGAAAAGATGCGGGCTGAACGAGTGGGGAACTGATGACCACGGAAGAATTACAACGCCGTATTCAAGAATCGCCCGCGTTGTCTGCCCTCAGCGACCGGCTCACGGAAAAGCTGGCCGCAAAGGGCGGCAACACGTATCAGTTTGATCCGATCACCATCATCATGATCATTTCGATTCTGGTGCAGGTGATCATTCACTGTCGTGAGCAAAGCTCGGCCGAGGCTATTCAGCAGCGGATGCGAGAACTGCGTACGTTGCCGCCCCGTAAGTTAATGCGCTTGCGTCGGCGGTTAAACAATCTGTGGCGCGAGCACTGCGCAAAGGCCGGGATTGAATACACCAAGTCGAACCCGATTGTTAACGCAGTGTACGACCTGAGTGCTACAATTGATGATTCGACGGCGGCCGGGTTAATGGAGTTGGCTGCCGCGCACTAGCATTTTGCAAGGACGCGCACTATGGCACGGAAGCCAACAATACACAGCGATGCTCATGTTCTGCCCATCAGTGAAATTCTCCGACGGCTCCACTCGTTGGGGTACTTCGGCGACAAAACGCTGGCTCAGGTCAAAAAGATCAAAGGGGCAGAGCTGCAAAAGGCGATTCGGACGTTCCAAGAATTCAACGGCCTGAATCCCACCGGCACAGTCGGCCCGAAGACCGCGCATCGCATCAATCGTCACCGCTGCGGGCTGCCTGATTTCAACATCACAGCCCCCGGTGGCGATCCCTGCAAGTGGCCGATGCCGAACATCTCGTATTACCACGAGATCCATCTGCCGGGGCTGACAAACGCTCAAGTCGCCGAGGCGTACGACATTGCGTTCTCGCAGTGGGCCGAGGTCTGCATGGTTGACCCGGTCCGCGTGGACACGCACAAGAAGGCGAACATTTACGCCCGCTCCGGCGTCGGCAAGAAGAACGGTTTAGATAACAAAGGCGGCACGTTGGCGTGGAGCGAACTGCCGTGTGGCGTTGCGGAGAACGTCCAGCTCGATCAGATGTTCGACGAGGCGGAAGACTGGTCATTCAATATGGCCGTCGCTGTCATCTGCCATGAACTGGGTCATGCGCTGGGCTTGCCGCACTTAAACGCCGGCAACCTCATGGCGCCGTATTACGACCCGAACGTTACAAAGCCGCAAGAGGGCGACATTGCGGAAATCATAAAACTTTACGGCAAACGTACGAAACCTTACCCCATTACTAAAGATGCCGGTTTGCAGATCAACGGCACACTTGTTATTAATGGTCGGCCGTATGTACTCGTGCCGAAAACCTGATAAAATAGCAAACTGCTGCTAACACTGGAGGAGCTATGACTGCGTTTCAATTAGTTTGTGCTTGTTTGTTCTGCGGCCTGCTGGCGGTCGCGTACCGGAAAGAACTGCTGGCGAAGCTGAAGGTTGTGCGCGCGACGACAACAAACGCACCGGCCGTTCATGACTCGATCGCCGTTCCGCTTGTGGACGACATTCTGTCTGTCACCAAGTTGCGCGACAAACTCGCCGCCGAAGGCTGCAAAGAAGGCGTCGATGCGTGCACTGCTTTGCTGCGTGTCATTGTGGAGTATGAACAGCCCTCAAAAGGTGTTGTATGAAGAAGCTTGTTTGGGTCGCCGGGTTACTGCTGCTGGTTTCGCTTGTTTTCCCGAACGGGCTGCCGCTAAAGCCTTTGACCGTGCCGACGCCGGAAGTTGTCGTACCTGAAGGACCGACTGACGCCACGATTGTTAAGCTGCTGACGCCGGCTACGCCCGAAGAAAAAGCGCGCGTGATCAGCGTGTATAGCGGTTTGATTCACGTGCTGCAGCGGCCGAAAGCTGCTGAGTTACTGACAACAACAGAGAAGTGGGAACTGACACAGCAGAACACGCTGCAGCTCGCCATCGAAGAGCCCGGTAAGTACCCGGGACTGGACGAGGCGATTGAGAGCGTGTTCGCTAAGAGCGTTGGCACGGATGATGTTGTTGCAGTGACGCCCGACGTACTAAAGAAACTGGTGGAGGCATGTACTGTTGTCGTTAATTCGGCAACGGCGGCTAAGTAAGATGGCGCTTGTCACCGCCGCGGTGCTGTTGTGTTTGATCGTGTGGCTGCTGGTGGTGATGGCGTTGTTTTTAAACGCGCCGTTTGCCCCGGTAGCCTTGACTGTTTCCCAAATCAGGAGCAATCCCACTATGGCTGATGTGCTTGTTTACAAAGTTTCTGTCGGTCCGGTTGTTGATGCGGACGTTGTCGAGCGCCAGCTGGTTGTCGCGATCAACGGCACCAACCCGGTCGACGAGTTCAAAGTCTTTCCGGCTGACACCACGGAGCTGGGCGAAATCAGCGTGCCACAGGGCGCGTCGGTGCTGCTCACGCTGGTGGACGTCGATGACGCCGGTAACCGCTCTGAGCCCGCTGTGCTGGAGTTTGTCGCCGAAGACACGCTTCCGCCCGCGCAGCCCGGTGCGTTTGGTGTGACGCTGGTCCGCGAGGAAAAGAACGAAGAGCCGACCGCTTAACGTATGCCGGAGAGATGTCATGGCCGACAAAGAACAGTTTTTCAGTAATGTATATGACGTCGTGGCAGCGTATGAAAGCGGCTTTGTGGGCGCGTATGGCAACCCCGAAGCCGCTGAAGCGCTGCGCGATCAGATCAAGTCCGCCGGTGGTATCCCCGACGGCGCCATGGCATGCTCGACATACAAGCTTGAAGAAACAGGCAAAGGGAAGCTAAGCCTCCCGTTTCTTGAGATCTTGAAGCTCTACCCGGATTGCCTGCCGGGTGGAGCGCAAGGTCGCGGCGACTGCGTCAGCTGGTCGAGCCGCAATGCCGCGCTGGGTACCATGTGCTGCGAGATCACGAGCGGCATTCCTGATCCGAACAGCGGCAGGTTAGAAGGCGCGCCGGAGGTCACCACCACGGCGCGGCTCAACGGCGTGCTGAGTACCGAAGCGATTTACAACTGGCGCCGGCACGGCGGCGACGGGTGGAGCTGCGCGGAAGCTGCGCAAGTTCTGTTAAACGACAGCGGCCTCTGGCTCCGAAAAAAGTACGACGAGATTGACGTCGACTTCACGCAATACTCGGCACGCAACGCCGGTTTGTATGGCTCCCGCACACCGCCCGAGTCGTGGCGCAAGATCGGCGAGAATCATCGCGTTCAGACGGTTACCGAGGTTGAAGAGTTTGAAGCGCTGCGCGATCTGCTCGCGAACGGTTACTGCGTAAGTAGCTGCGGGAGCGAAGGCTTCTCGGCCGAACGGGACGCCAACGGCGTAAGTAAGCGCAAGGGCGGCTGGGCGCATGCGCTCGCGTATCTTGCTGTTGACGACCGCGATGAAATAAAGAAACTGTACAGCGAACCGCTGGTATTGATTCAAAACAGCTGGGGCGCGTGGAATGACGGAAGCCGCCGTATTTTTGGTACTAACATCGACATTCCTGTTGGTGCTTTCTGGGCTCGATGGTCTGATATCAAAAATCGTTACATGGTGGCGATCTCGGGCGTAAACGGGTGGCCGCCGAAGAAGCTGAAAAGCTACGGCGCCCGCGGATTCATCTGATCAGTTTTATTTCTTGTGTGAGCACAATCATGTTCGAATGGATCTTCGCGCTTGCTCCGGTGACCTATGCCGAACCGCCCAAAAAAGACTATATCGGGATGGTCGCTGCAGAGGTTGCTTACGCTGCTTTGCTTCCTGATTCGCCAGTAACCAAGCCGCTGGTCGATACGAAGGACTGCACGCGCTGCAAGGGCACCGGCAAGATCCCGACCGGTGACAGCAATCACCCGTGGACCGATTGCCCCGACTGCGAGCCGAAGACTGGCGACAAAGTCAGGATGCAGAGTAACGGGCTGAACCCCGCTATGCGTCTGCAAGTGAAACCGCTGCCGCCTGTGAAAACAAGCGATTGTGAAGGCGGCAGTTGCCCGATCCCCACGAAGTAAGGTGCTGAATGCCCGCCGGACACGGAACGACCGGAAAGTGCTATACGTACGGCAGTCTGAAGTTTTACGCCAAAAACGGCTTTATCTGCCTGCATGACGAGGAGACGGGCGAGTTTTTCGTCCTCACCCGTAAAGAATTTCTACAGCGGGCGCAGGCCATCAGCGACGAGGCCAAACGGTTGCGCACGATTGCTGCGGAAAACCCCGGAAAAGCCGCGTGGTTATCGGCTGACCGGGCTGCTTTACAGCGGGCAATTGAAGATATGATTGCGGTCACAAAAGAGGCCAAAGAGCAGGGCGACCGTAATGATCCGGTAGTCGACGCGTGGTTTATGCGACACCGGCCGGGCAGAAAGAGTAAGATATCGATGGCCAGCGGCGCAAACTTTACGACTGCGCTGCCGGGTGCGTTACCAGTCGGCAAAGATACGGGTAAACAAGTTACCCCGGATTTTTCCGTCGGAGCGCCCGCCAAAAAACTTATTCTGCCCGGAGACTTCTGACATGGACGTCACTGAAAAAGAAGCTTTCAAGCTTGGCTTTCTCAAGCGCTGCGCCGAAGAACAGCTGACCGGCGAAGCCCTGAATGCGCGCGTCAAAGCGGCCAGCTCGTTTATCAAGTCGGCGCTGGAATTGCCGTCGATGGCTGACTCGTGGAACGCGCTGGGCAACGTGGCGTATACACCGCTCATGCTGGCGACAGTCGGCGGTGGCTTGGCTGGACATCTGGCCGGCAAGCTGACTGAGCCCGACGTGGACGAAGAGGATCTGAAGGCGCGCGAACTGGCGGCAGCGTATAAGGCGTACGCCGCGCGGGCGAAAACGAACAAGAAGTTACGTTTATACCGGCCAGAAAGGTAACCTGTGAGTCTCCGTAAATATCACGGCGAGATTGGCGGTTCGCAGCACAACAACGCGCGCCTGAACTGGCCCGGAACGCTGGACGGCTTTCCGGTGCTGGGCTCTGGGCAGCGGAACGACTTAAAACAGGACGAGCTTGAAAATATCGAGCTGCAGTACGATTTTAAGTCCAAAATGTTCGAGCTGTGGGACGTGAACCAGAAAGCCGAATTTGACGACATAAATGATAAAATTGTGAACGGCTGGTACCGGCTGTTAAAACGAAGCGACAATTGGGATGATGACAATAAACATTTTCGCGTCTGGCTTGAATGGGCGCAGGTTTATGGCATGATCCCGCCCAAGACATAGTGAGTACGCCTCATGACCACACTCGAAAAGCTCGCCAATAATGTCCCACCCGCAGCTGCCCCTGTTGGCAAACCTTCACCCCAAGACTACCAGCGTTTTTGGGGGGATCGTATTATTCGGACTGGTGTTGGTGGGCTTGGTCTCGGTGCTGGGGCTGCTAGCTTGTACTACTTGGCTCGTGGCCTTTCGCAGGCCCTGACGCAGCCGAAAGCCGAAGAAGACGACGAAGAAGCGACGCCCAAGATCACCGAGGCAAAAATAGCCGGCGTGTATGACAGCATGAGCACGGGCGTCGGCAAAATGCTGCCGGACTCGGTGCTGAGCTTCTTGAAGCCGTTTACCCCGTCGACCGGCCCAAAGAATCAAAACACATACGACCCGAATGTCATCCGCTCGTCGTTTGGTACTGGCGCGACGTTTGGTGCCGGCACGCTGGGTTTACTCGGCGGTTACAAGCTCATCGAGGCGCTGCACAAGCGCAAGAAGCGCCGCGACCAGCAAGACGAAATCGCCGCCGCGGAGAAGTCTTACTATGACGCCCTGACCGGCGGCGACACTGGCAAGCAGCTTGACGACGTATACGACTCGGCAAACGAGAAAGCCGCCGCGGAGAAGAAGGCGCTGCTGGACTGGCTGAACGGCGCCTATGACGTTGCCAAGCGGGTGCCGGCAGCTGTCGGCGGCGCGTACGTTGGTGCCGGTCTGGGCTTGGGCGGACTGGCCGCCAAGCTGATGTACGACCGGGCGCGTGAGCGCTCGCGGGCCAAGGCGGTCGAAGAAGCTGCGAAGTCGAAGGCGCGAATTGCCGGCATTCTGCCGACATACGTCGATCCCGACGAGATCCTTGCGCTGAAACAGCGGGCCGAGCAAGCACAGGCGGGGTGATCCATGCCGACCCCCGAGCTGCCGCCCATAAAAGCGCCCGCCGCGCCGATTCTGCCAGCTGCGCCCACGATGCGCACGTTCGGCGACATCGGTTCGATGCGCAACAACATCTTCAATCAGGCGCTGACCAGCGCGCAGGGGTTGAAGCCGCTGCAGAACGATCTGTATACGCTGCAACTGCAGGACGTCGGATACTCCGGGCCTGATCGCTTCACGCGGGCAGACCAGAAGAAAGCCGTTCTTTCTAGAGGGACGTTGGCCCGGAAACTGCAGGGCACGTGGACGCTTATTGATAACAAAACCGGCCAGCCGGTCGGGCAGCGTCGGGCTACCATCGCGCATGTGCCGTATCTGACTGACGCCGGCACGTTCGTAAACGGCGGCGTGGAGTACACACTGGCGCACCAGATGCGCCTGCGTCCCGGCGTGTTTACCCGCGAGAAGGACAACGGCGAGATCGAGGCGCACGTCAACACGCTGCCCGGCAAAGGCCGCTCGCACCGATACTTTCTAGATCCAAAAACTGGCGTGTTCAAGATCAGCATCGGGCAGGCGCAGATCCCGCTCATGCCGCTGCTCAAGAGCATGGGCGTGTCGGATCAGGATATTCGCAAGGCGTGGGGCAACGAGATCACCGCCGTTAACATGCAGAAGGGCGACGCCGGCACGCTCGACAAGATTTACGCTCGCATGGTGAATCGTCCCGTCGCCGGCGCTGACGCCATTGCCAAGGCCAAGGCGATTGCCGAGGAGTTTGCCAAGACCGAACTCGACCCGGAAGTAACACGGCGCACGCTGGGTTCTGAATACAAGAACATGACGCCGGACACGATTCTGGCGATCACCAAAAAGCTTATCGCAGTGAACCGCCGCGAGGCCGAAAGCGACGACCGCGACAACATGGTGTATCAGTCTGTCGTCGGCCCCGAAGACCTCATTGCCGAGCGGTTCACCAAAGATCGGCAGGGCTTAAACAAACTGCTCTGGAAAGCCACCGCCAAGAAGTCGATCGACCACATCCCGACAGGCGTGTTCGACAAGGCTATCTCGGCGGCACTGATCGGCAGCGGCTTGGGGTCGAGTCTGGAAGAAATCAATCCCGCCGAGATCTTCGACCACCAGACGCGCGTGACCCGCATGGGTGAGGGTGGCATCGGTTCGCTGGATGCCGTGCCCGCGGAATCGCGCAGCGTCCAGCCGAGCCATCTGGGCTTTATCGACTATCTGCGCACGCCCGAGTCTGGAAAAGTGGGTGTCGACATGCGCTTCGCCCGCGGCGCCATGAAGGGCTCCGACGGCAAGATCTATACGCCTGTGATCGACATGAAGACCGGCGAAAAGATATTTAAAACACCGCAGGAGTTGGCCGACACCCCGCTCGTGTTCCCCGGCGAAGAAGACAACGGCCTGCCCGTCGTGGCCGCGCTGGTCAACGGCAAGCTCAAGTACGTGCCGAAGAAAGAAGCGCAGTTCAGCCTGCCGAACATGGATTCGACGTTCTCGACGTTGTCCAACATGGTGCCGATGAAAACCATGATCAAGGGACACCGCGTGATCATGGGTAGCCGCATGTTTACACAGGCGCTCCCGCTGGTGGGCGCTGAGGCGCCGCTGGTGCAGTCGGCCAAGGCTGACGACGACGGCGGCGTCTCGCACGAAGATGAGATGGGCGAGAAGCTGGGCGCCACACGAGCGGCCGAGCGCGCGCAAGTGGTCGACGTGACGCCGGACGGCATCGTGCTGCGCGACAAAGACGGCAACAAAAAAACGATCGATTTGTACAACGAGATGCCTTACAACCGTAAGACGTTCTTACACCAGACGCCGCTTGTTAAACCCGGCGACGTGGTTGAACCCGGCCAGCTGCTTGCGCGGTCGAACTTTACGGACGACAAGGGGAGCGCGGCGCTGGGCCTGAACCTGCGCACGGCGTACCTACCCTTCCGCGGCAAGAACTACGAAGATGCGGTCGTGATCTCTGAATCGGCTGCCAAGCGGCTGACATCGGAGCACATGTATCAGCATGAAGCAGAGTGGGACGATAATACTCACGTTGGCAAAAAGGCGTTCGTGAGTTTATTTCCGTCTGAATACGACAAAAAACTGCTTGATAACTTTGACGACAACGGCGCAATTAAAAAAGGCGCCACGGTAAAATTTGGCGACCCGTTGGTGTTAGTCGCCAAGAAAAAAGACACGGTGTACGGCAAAGTTCACCGTGGACGTGCCGGAAGCTTCACCAACGAAACAATCACGTGGGATCATCATGCGCCCGGGATTGTCACCGACGTCATGCACACCAAGAAGGGCGTGAGCGTTGTCGTTAAGAATCAAGCCCCGATGGACGTAGGCGACAAGCTCACGGGCCGCTTCGGCGACAAGGGTGTAGTGGCTGAGATCGTACCCGACGACCAGATGCCCAAGGACCGCGAAGGCAGCCCGTTCGAGGTGCTGGTGTCGCCGCTGGGCCTGATCAGCCGTATTAACCCGGCGCAGGTTATCGAAGCCGCGCTGGGTAAAGTCGCCGCTAAGACCGGCCAGCCGTTCAAGCTCAAGGATTTTGATAACAAGACCGACCTGATTGAGTTTGCGCAGAAAGAACTCGCCAAGCACGGCCTGTCCGATACCGAGGACGTTATCGATCCCGAAACAGGGCGAAAGATTGGCGGCGTGTTAACTGGGCAGCGCTTTTTTATGAAGCTGCACCACACGAGCGAATCCAAGGCGCAAGGCCGCGCGATGGGCGCGTACACCGCCGAAGGCACGCCGGCCAAGGGCGGAAGCGAGGGCGCCAAGCGCATCGGCATGCTCGATCTGGGCGCGCTGTTATCGCACGGCGCCGGCAAAGTTATCCGCGACGCCAAAATGGTGCGCGGCCAAGCCAATCCCGAGTACTGGTCGCAGTTCATGGCTGGCTATACGCCGCCGCTGCCCAAGGTGCCGCACGTCTACGAGAAGTTTGTTAATCAGCTCAAGGCGTCAGGTATTAACGTCGTGCGCACGGGCACCAAGTCCAACATCATGGCGATGACAGACAAGGATGTTGACGCCCTTGCTGGCGCACGCGAACTGAAAAGCTCCGAGACGGTGGACTGGAAAGGTCGGCTCAAGCCCATCGCTGGCGGCTTGTTTGATGAGACGCTGACAGGCGGCCACGGCGGCAATCGTTGGAGCAAGATCACCTTGCATGAGCCGATGCCCAATCCCGTCATGGAAGATCCGATTCGCCGCGTGTTGGGGATGACCGAAAAGCAGTTCCGCAACGTGTTGGCTGGACGAGAGCAGCTGGGCGACAAGACCGGCCCGTCGGCAATCAAAGAAGCGCTGGAACGTATTAACTTACCGAAGGCGATCGATCAGGCCCGCGAAGATATCAAATCGGGCCGCAAGACGTTGCGCGATGCCGCTGTCCGCCGGCTGGGTTTCTTAAAGAGCGCCGAGAAGACTGGCGTACACCCGAAGGACTGGATGATCAGCAAGGTGCCTGTGTTGCCGCCGTTGTTTCGTCCAGTCTCGACAATGGGCAGTAAAAAGCTGCCGCTCGTGGCGGACGCGAACTACCTTTACAAAGAACTGCTCGACGCCAATGACACGCTCAAGGAAGCGTCGGGCGCGTTGACAGATTACGGCGACGAGCGGCTGAGTGTTTACGACTCGATGAAGGCCGTGACTGGTTTGGGTGAGCCGCAGCAGCCCAAGAACGCCGAGCGCGACGTGAAGGGCTTCCTGCGCCACATCTTTGGTAACTCACCAAAGTACGGCACCGTCCAGCGTAAGTTACTCAGCTCGACGGTGGATTTGGTCGGCCGCGCCGTGATCACGCCGAATCCCGATCTGGACATGGACGAAGTCGCCTTGCCAGAAGAGAAGGCGTGGGATATTTATAAGCCATTCGTGGTGCGCGGGCTTGTGCGTCGAGGTTTACCGCGGATGCAGGCTATGCAAGCCGTCGAAGATAAAAACAAGGAAGCCGCTGCCGAGCTTGATCGCCAGATGGGCTCGCGCCCGATTGTTATTAATCGGGCGCCGGTGTTACACCGCTACGGTATGATGGCGTTCTATCCGCGGCTGACGAAGAACAAGGTGATGGAAGTAAACCCCGTGATCACCAAGGGCTTCGGCGCTGACTTCGACGGCGACGCGATGCAGTATCACGTACCCAGTACGGACGACGCCGCAAAAGAAGCCGTCGAAAAGATGCTGCCCAGCAAGAACTTATTCGCCGCGTCGACGTTCCGGGCGCACTATGTTCCGAACAAGGATTACCAGACCGGCCTGTATCTGGCGTCCAGTAGAATTAACAAAAAGGCCAAACCGCGGGTGTTTCGCAGCAAGCAAGACGCGATGCAAGCGTACCGTCGTGGCGAAATCGAGGTGGACACCCCGGTCCATATTGTGGAAGATAATACGTAACTTGTTACGCATGGAGGCTGTATGTTTACCGTAAACCCCGAATTAATTGCGCTGGCCAAGGCGCGATTTGAAAAGTCCGCTTTAGTGCCCGGAGCGGCAGTGGATCCTGCTGCCGCTGGTGGTGCGCCGCCGGTCGACCCAGCCGCCATGGGGGCTGCTCCTCCGGCCGATCCGGCTGCTGCCGCAGCCGCTGCGCCACCAATGGATCCTGCGGCTATGGGGATGGTACCGCCCGCTGCTCCCGCAGCTCCGGCCGCACCTGCCGCTCCGGGCGCAGCTCCTGCCGCTGGTGTTCAGCAAAAGCTGAAGCCAGAGCAGATGATGCAGATGCTCGATTACCGGCTGTACAACATGCAGCAGCAACTTACCGCGATTATGAACGCGATGGGCGTGCAGGTGCCGCCCGAGTCGCTGGTTCTGCCTCCCGGCACGACTGGCGCGCCGCCGGCTGAAACCGCGCTGCCCGGCGGCCCGATGGCTCCGCCGCCGCAAGACCCGAACGCGCAGGGCGGAATGCAGCCGCCGGGTGGTCCGCTGCCCCCGGGCGGTCCGATGCCGCCCAACGCGCCGCAGGAAGACCCAAGCGCGAAGGCTGCATGGTGGGAAGCGCCCGAGCCGGTAAAGTCGGCGTCTTACATTGGTCGCCCCGTACCGTTAAACGTCGCCCAAGATCCGAGCGAGCCCACCGAGACGCAGATTAAAGCAAACGCGCTTGCTGCCATGCTTCGGAGCCTCGCGAACGATGCTGGTTAAGACACAAAACAGCCTGCAGCCAGCGGAGCAGAAAGCGCACAGCGTCGTTGTTGAAGACGATCTGGGCAACCCCATCTTCGTCGCCATTCAGGTCGACGAAGCGATTGTTTACTCAACGCCCGGGGAAAAAGACTTTCATTCGCTCTTGCGGGCGTTAGGGATCGACAAGACCGTGGTTGTGTCGGACTTCAAACCAAAGCCGATGCAAAAGATCGTCTGGACGCCGTGACATGTTAAAAACCACGCTCGGACAACTGATGGTTAACGAGGCGTTACCGCCTGATATGCGCGACTACGATCGCGTGTTGACCAAAAAGAGTATGTCCGGCGTGGCGACTGAATTAGCCAAAAAACACCCGGAAAAATACCGTGAAGTCATGAAAAAACTTCACGACATCGGCCGCGACGCCGGCTACTCAACCAACGGGCTGTCGTTCGGGCTTAAAGATATCAAACCCACGCTCGCCGCCCGCGCGGTCCAGCTGCGCGTGCAAAACCAGATGCGCGACATCTTTGCTGACCGCAGGCTCGACGACAAGCAGCGGCAACTCAAGCTGCTTGAACTTGCTCAGACCGCGCAGCAAGAACTGCTCGACAAGGTGTACAAGGAAGCCGAGAGCCAAGACAACCCGCTCGTGCATCAGATTGCCGGGTCAGGCGTTGGCAACAAGTTCCAGTTGAACTCGATCCTTGGCGCCGACATGCAGTATCTCGACCACCGCGGCGACCCGATCCCAATTCCCGTGCTGCGCGGCTACAGCCAAGGATTACGCCCCGTCGAGTATTTCGCTGGCGCGTTCGGCACCCGCAAAGGTGTTATCGACCTCAAGACCGCCACCGCCGACGCTGGCTTTTACGGCAAGCAGTTGGCGCAGATGACCCACCGCCTGCTCGTGACAGGTGACGACGATGACGACACCGACGAAGAGCGCAAGGCAGCCGCAGAAGAGCGCGGCTACCCGACCGACGTTGACGACCCCGATAACGAAGGCGCCTTGCTGGCGCGCGCCGTCGGTCCGTACAAGCGCAACACAATTTTAACGCCCAAGATCCTTCGCGACCTGAAGGACATGGGCGCTAAAGATATCTTAGTCCGTAGCCCGATCGTAGGCGGCCCGGGAGATGGTGGTGTTTATGCAAAAGATGTCGGCTATCGTGAAAAAGGCCGTTTACCGCCTGTCGGAGATTATGTGGGTATCGCGGCGGCCCAAGCACTGTCTGAACCTGTCACGCAAAGCCAGATTAGCTCGAAGCACTCTGGCGGTGTCGGAGGCGCAGGAGCAATCTCGGGTTTTAAAGCGCTCAACGCGCTTGTACAGGTGCCGAAGAAGTATCCCGGCGGCGCTACCCACGCCCAGCTCGATGGCCGGGTGCAGGAAGTTCGTCCGGCTCCGCAGGGCGGCCACTATGTGCAGATTAACGGGCAGGACCATTACGTCCCGACGGAAAGAGAACTGGCGGTTAAAAAGGGCGATGACCTTGAAGCTGGTGACGTCTTATCGGACGGTATGCCAAATCCAGCGGAAATTGTTCGCCATAAGGGCGTCGGGGAGGGTCGACGGTATTTTGTACAAGCTATGCGTCAAGTGATGGGAAACAGCGGTATTACAGCCCATCGGCGCAACATTGAACTACTGGCGCGTGGGCTTGTAAATCATGTTCGCATGACCGACGAATACGGCGATTACGCGCCGGACGACGTCGTGCCTTATTCCGCGATCGAGCGAAACTGGACGCCGCGCGATGGTAGTGTGACCGGCGCGCCGAACACATTAACTGGGCATTATCTTGAAAAACCCATACTGCACTATTCAATCGGCACAAAGATCGGTAAAAACGTGCTGACCAACTTGAATAAATACGGCATAAAAACCGTGCAGGCGCATAAAGAACCGCCGCCGTTCCAAGCCGAGATGGTCCGCGGTATGGCAAATATCTCGAACGACCCCGACTGGATGACCCGCATGCTCGGTTCGTATCAGGAAAAAGGACTCATGAATAGCGTCCAGCGCGGGTTAACAAGCGATACATCGGGCAGTAGCTATGTCCCGGCTTTAGCGCAGGGCGAGCAATTTGGCGTAACAGGCGCAACAAGCGGGTGGAAGCCTTGAGCCTGTTTTTGTAGGATATAGAGACTTCGGCGCGGTAAATTAATATCGCGCCAATATTTGTGCCGCATGGAGGCTGGCCGTGTACAACAAAAAAGCTAAAGAGTCGTCTGTAAAGCACTGGCTGAAGGTAATGCAGTCGTATGACCGCACCCAGACCAAGTACGCTGATTTAGGCGGCAAAGGCGACGACACTTCTTTCGAGCAATCTTTCAGCAATTTAGCCCACGCCTATCTGCGCGACTCGGCCCCCAAGCTGCTCGACCACGAAATCGGTTTCCAGCTTCTCGACCGCAACCGTGAAAACACCAAGGCGGTCGGCGTTTTTGCGTTCAAGGTCGGTTCTAACTGGCTGTACGCTCCGGTCTTCTTCCTGAACGGCGACCTCAAGGGCCACGAACTCCTGTACATCAAGAATCAGGATATGTTCGTACCGCTCAAGGAAAACTGGATTAACTACCTCGTTAACCGCAAGCCCAACATTCTGGGCAGCGGCGTCGAGCGGAACCTTTCGGGCCTCGGCCAGCGCCAGCCCGACTTTACCCAGCTTTCGCGCAGCCCGGCCAAGTTCGGCTCGGCGCAGCCCACGCTCAAAGAGATGATGACCGCCGCCATGCCGGCGCTGGCCAAGAGCGCCACGCTGGACACGGCGCAAACGCTTAAGGAAATCGGCAACGCTGTAAACCTGAAGGCGTTCCTGAAGGAAGCCGGCCTGCAGATGATCGGCTCGCTGATTAACACCTGCAAGCATGCCCCGCAGATCGCCGCTGCCATCGAGGAGTTTCACGGTTTAAATATCATCAAAGAGGCGATGGACGCCGCGAAGGTGCGCGCTGCTACGCCGACGACAAAGGTAGCCAGCGTGCTGTCCGAAGCGCCCAAGGAGCCGGAAGCGGCTAAGGGCCTGAAGGTCATTACGTATGACGCGACGGTACAGACCAAGCTTCCGCGCGGCTACACCGAAGAAGATCACGAGAAGTTGCTGCGCGACGGCGTGCTGATCGTTGACCAGCGTGACCGCGACAACGTCTCGATTCCGTATCACATTCAGGTCGAGAAGAAGCTGTTCAACCCGACCGAGAGCGGCCTGTACGAGATTCTTGTCAAGCCGGGCAACATCGAGCGCTGCTACGTCGCTGTTCATCCACAAGGTGCCGCCAAGCGCGAGAACTTCATCACCGTGGTCCGCACAGAAGGGAAACCCGACTGGCTGAACACCCGCGCTGACCAAGTATTTGCGCTGGCCCGCGTTGAAGGCGACGAGTTTGACGACTGGTTCGACTCGCTGCCCGAAGCGAACAGCGTACCAAGCAAAACATCTCGCTACATCGCGCTCAGCAAGCGCGGCGACACGACAACCCCGTTCCGCGTCATTCGCGAGTACGGCAAGTCTGACGACAACACCCAGACCTACGAAGTTCACCTCGAAGACCACTCGAAGTACCCGCCCAAGGGCAGCATCTGTGGTTCTTGCTACACCGACCCGCTGAACTACGACAAGTGGCGCGACGGAGTGCGTCTCCACTTGAACGGCAAGAAGGGTGCCAGCCTGCGCGCCAGCATGGGCGACATCTTTGTGCCGGAGGGTTTCAAGCTCCTTAAGGTCAGCAAGGGTGAAGACGACGCTGACGTAGCGGAAGATCAGGGCGCGTGCGGTTGCGGCGAGAGCGATCCTCCGGCCCTGCAGCCCGGCAATCTTGTCGACGCCCAGCTGGCGTTAATGAACAAGACGGCCGCGCTGACCGTGTATCACAACGGCACTGAAGTCGTTATTAATAAGGAAGCCGGCCTCAGCCCGATCAAGGCGCTGGTGACGCTTGTCGAGCACCACGGCCTGCGTGAAGAAGCCGCGCGCGAGATCCTGAAGACCGCCGCTGCCAAGCGGAAGTTTGAGTGCCGCGTGAAGTACGCCGCGCCCTACGGTGCTCCGATGATGATCAACGACGCGCCGGGCGCGCCGTCTGATCCGGGTCCGGTGATGGGTGGCGAAACGATCATGGGCGCCAGCGTACCGACGCAACTCGGTATCGACGTCGGCGTTCCTGTTCCGGGCATGAGCGCGAGCCAGACCGACCGCAGCGTATACAACCCGAACACCATGCTCGACCAGAAGGACGTGCGCTCGGTGATCGACGCCGCTCAGAGCGGTCAGCGCGAAGTGTTCGACACGGCAATGGTTGGAGCCATGCTCCGCGCCGTACGTGACGATTCGCTCGTCGATCGTTACATGGGCGAATTGACCAAGGGCCTCGATAAGCTCGGCCGCATCTTGTTCATGTTCTACTGGCACGGCGATCGCTTCGCTGAGCGGTATGGTAAGGCCGACATGCCGGAGCTGGAAGACTCGCTGCGCAACGCATTCGAAATGCTTGGCGACGTGATCCTCTTCCTCAAGCAAAAGACGATTGAGCCGTACCCGGAAGAGGCGGCGCAAGATATCGATCTCGGCGCCATCGCAAACGCTTAATAGGTGAACTATGCCCAGTACAGTTTGGTCCGGTAGCGTTACATTTACAGCCAATAGCGGGCAGGCAACGACCGTTGCCGTACCCATGCCGCACCGCGGTATTTTGAAGGGTTACAGCCTTGTTGAAGCCGCAGGCGGCGCCACCGGCAATTTCACGGCCACGCTGTATTCGAGCAAGCAGGACAAAGCGCCGAACAGCTCGCTGCCGGCCGACACGTTTAAAGTCTTGTCGTTCGACCAGACGACGCCGTTTACAAACAATTTAGATGTTTCGTACCTGAACCGCGACGGAACTCCGACGAACCCGCAAAGATATCTTTATCTCAAGGTGACCCCGTCGGCGACAAAGACGTTTGTTTTTTCCGTGACTGTAGATACGCCGACGCTTCGCTAATGCTTAACGCAATGCGGGATAACCCGAAGCGTCCGCCGAATTGGCGCTGGCTTCGGGCCGTACATATCGACGGGGGTGGATTACGCGCAAGCCGCGCGCTTGACGGCCCCGATGGTTTTACGTGGATCCGCCGCGCTTTGCGCTTGAAGCGGCACTTCGAGCAGGCAAACAACCGCGCCGACGCGTTATACGCCACGCTGTATCGCGACCGGGCGTTGTTCTGGGCGCACTCGATCTGGGCGGATGATAAGGCGCCAACACGTTGGGCAATCGAGGCGCGAATCCTTGCCGGCGAGAGCGATAAAGAAATTGCGGAAAAACTCGGAACAAACGAAGAGATCGTCACGGCGTATGCCAACGTATTTTTTGACGTCCGCGAAAAAATCTACAACTCGGATTACATCGTAAACGTTGTCATGGGCGACGCTGTAACGCGCGGCCTGCAGGAACGTCACTACGATCTTTTATGGAAATTGCTGGGTTATCGCGGCGGAGCGCACGCCCTCGACGCCGCCATCAATCGGTTTGTCGACGTCCCCAAGCCGGAAAACGCCGGCGGAGTATCGAACTTCTTCCAAGACGTGGCGATTAACTCCATGAAGTACAAAGCCGCGATCGCCAGCCTCAGCATCCCAGTTAACACGCACACCCAGTTACCGCTGATCGATTCTTTTGTAAAATATGTAGAGATCGAGAAAAACAGCGACAACGCCTCGAAATCGCAGGCCACGATTGTGGAAAATATCGGGGCTATGCTGTCGAGCTTGCCGTTTAAAGTGGGAACAAAACTGGATTCCGTAGCCATAAAAATGTTACCCTTTGATGACGGCGCTGCAGAATTACGTAACGATGAAATGATGGTTATTGCGGCTGGCGGTTCTTTAGAGAATCAAACTCTTGTCCAAGAACTGCGTTTCCCGGAGAAAACCGATGCGGGCACTAAGTAAAGAAGCTGAACAAAAATTGCTCGGCGCGATCGAACGCGCGGCGACCCTTGTAAACGAGGGTGCGAGCCCCAATGACGCGATCATCAAGAGCGCTTCTGCCGCCAACATTCCGGCCGGGCACATTAACCTCATGGTGCATGCCTATAACACCGGCCGCACCAACAAGCAGCGCGAACTCGGCGCCGACACGCTGGAGAAGGCAGCTGACTTCCAGCTTGCCGACGCCGACGTTGTCATGGAGGCGCTGTACCCGAAGCAAGTAAAGACATCGGCAGAGCTTAAACAAACCAGCATCATTTCGACCGAGTACGCTGTTTCGCCGACGGGCTTTATTGCCCGGCGCCAAGAACAGCTGCGCAAGTCGGCCGCCGCCCGCGCGATGATCCCAGCGCCTGAATACGTACCCCCGCCGCGCGACGAACACTCTGCTGCGCGCCGACTGTACAGCCAGAAGCAGGCTGAGAAACGTGCGGCTGAAGAAGTGCGCCGCCAAGCTACGGTTGCGCACGCCAAGGCTGCTGCTGCCATGGACGAACTGGCCCAGTACTTCCGCGTACCCGGCAACATGTCCTTCAACGACGCTGTCCGCGAAGTTGGTCTGCGCCTTGGCCCGACCGGCGTTTCGGTGCTGCAGAAGGTCGCCGCTGTGTATCCACAACTGGAGAAACAGGCCGCGACCAAGCAAGATTACTTCGGTAACCTTCCTGTCGTCACGCTGGTTGAAAACGTTATTTCGTCTGTCAGTTCATTTAATGACGCGCAGAACAAGTTAGCCGCGCAAACACCGGCGCCGGTTGAAAAGAAAGCCGCGCCGGAGCCCGTAACGGGATCGATTCTGCACGATCCGCGCACCGCGCCGTTAGCGCTGAAGGTGGCGAACGTAGTTAAAAAAAAACCAGATAGTGCCCCGCCGCTGACTTCCTATAGCGGCACGATGGGGCATCTCGGCAAGCTCATGAGCCCGGGCGGCATGTCGTCGGAAATGAACGCCAACGAAGAGGCCAGCACAAACCCGGAAAAGCAAAAGCGCAAAGCGTTCATGAGCATGTCGGACGCTGATCACGAAAACAAGCTGCAGCAAATCAAGTCTCGCGGCGTACTGAACGACCTCATCCTGAACGACCCGGTAATCTCTGGCTACGACCCGCACGAGATCGCGTCGGCGTACAACCAGATTGCGGAGATTGCCCCGAACTTCACCGGTTCGAGCGCGGCGATGCAGGCGCTGTTACGTAAGCGTCTAGAAGCGGGGCAGTTAGCCGACTTCGACGTGAAGCAACTTATCGAGATGGAGAAGCTGCGCGCCGAAAGCCTGAAGAGTAACTTAGAAGCGCAAGAAAAGGCCCGTGGGTTACTGTAAGCCATGAATAACACAGACGCACAAGAACTGGCGCGCGGTTTATCCGCGATCGCACTTGGACAAAACGACCCAGCCACCGAAAAAGTCGCCGGCGTTACCGCTAAGTTGCAGAAAGAAGCTGACCTGCAACAGGTACTGAGCAACCCGTATCTGCAGAACGCCGTGCTCGGAGCTGGCGCCGGCGGCCTGATCGGCGCGCTGCAGGGTAAGAAGAAGCGCCGCGCCATGCTCGATTACGCACTGATGGGCGGTATTGGCGGTCTCGGCGCCACAGCGGCGAAGAACATGTTGCTCAAGCCCACCGCCCCGCCGCCGAACGTGGCCGCCGCAAAAGAAGACGGCGCGACAGGTAAGACGCTGTTTAACCTCGGCGCTGCTGGCGCAGGTGCTTACGGCGGCCGACAGGTAGCCAACTCACTCGACGCCTACGGCAAGCTGGATCGGTTCCTTGAATCAGGCGACCCGATCGCTAAACAGCTTCGTCCGACAGTCGACCAGCTGCGCGCCAACAACGGCCCCTCCAGCGTGGCCAAGAACCTGTCGCAGCACGTGCGCAACACCGCCGACGCAACCGATCCGACCACGATGGGTCAGATCCTTAGCATGATGCGCGGCTCGGAGCACATGCGTCGTGACGTAAGCATGCCGCTAGAGGCTGCTGGGATGACAACGCCGGCTGCGGTTCCCGGTCGTGTGCGTGTCGGTGAAAACGCTGCCCGCGGTAACTTCCTCGGCGGGATTCTCGGTCGCAACTCGGACGAGGCCGCCGACGTATTAGCCGCGATTGCATCTGAGCCCGCTTCCGGCGTTGGCGCCGCCGGGCGTCGTTTAACCGGCACCCAACTGCGCCAAGCTTTCCGTAAGCTGCCGCGCGTAGGTGGCCGTTGGGCGGGCATCGGCCTGCCGCTTGCCGGCGCACTTGGCGTCCCGGCGCTTCTTAACAGCTTTGGCGGCTCGTCCGCAGGGGAGTAACCATGAGCATGATCAAGGTGATTCAACCGCACTCGCAAGACTTTAGCGAGCCGGTCGCCGCGCTGATTAAGATATCCAGCCGCGGAATCATCGGCGCCGACAAGCAAGAGCTGGTAAAGCGCGCCGGAGCCGAATTCGCCCACAAGCTTGAAAACATCAAGTTTGCCAAGGACGAGGTGCCGGTCCACATGATCGCGATCGGCGCTACAGAAGACTACGGCCCGAACCGCAACGGCGACGGCTTTACACGAGACTGCTGCCGCAACTACCACCAGACGTTTGAGAAGTTTGCGCGCTTCTATCGGGACCACGCCAACAAGAACCCGGCCAAGAGCTTCGGGATTGTAAAAGCGTCGGCCTACCACGAGCCCATGCGCCGGATCGAGTTAGTCGTGGCGCTCAACGGTTCAAAGGAAGCGGCGGACCGGAACGGCGGCCTGATTGCCGACAAGGAACTGGAAAAGCTGGCTAACGATAAGGAAATTGCGGTTTCCATGGCCTGCAAGATCCCGTTCGATAAGTGCTCGGCCTGCGGAAATACAGCCAAAACCCGCGCCGAATACTGCGACTCGGTTGAGAACGGCGGGCACTGCAAGGCGGGCGGTTTAAAGCACAACATCGGTCGCGTGCTGGAAGACGGCCATGTGCTGCACGCCGACAACCCGAACCCGACGTTTTTTGATATCAGCCACGTATTCCGCCCGGCTGACCGCATTGCTTATGTATCCGGGCAGTTGCAAAAAGCCGCTTCAAATCGTTGCATTTCCGGGGTTGAACTCGCTGAGCAGCTGGGTGTTACTGCGCCCGTCGGCTTTGATATCGGCGGCGTCCCGGCTGCCCGCGTGCAGTCGCAACTGGAGGCGTTAACACAACTGGTGCAGGCCGAGAAAGCAGCTGCCGCCGGGGGTAACTGGGCGCAGACCGCTCTGGCCAGCTCCGAGACTGTACAGCCGCCCCTTGATGTAAATAGCTGCCCATCTGTTAAAATGTCTGAGGTCTTGCGCGGCCTGACCGACGTTGGAGTAATCTTGCCTGTGCGAGATTTTTTAGCGTTGACAGTTAAGTCAGCAGACGCAAAACTTGTTAGTGCAGTGGCGTATGCGCTGCCTAATGTGTTTTCTAAGTTGGCGAACGACGTCGATGTTGTCTCGCTGCTTGAGAACAACGTGTACTACCCGGCCAACGCGGCGCCCCATAGTGTGCGCGTGTGGGCTGAAAAGGTAGCACACACACATAGCGTATTACCCGCTAACGTTGAGAAGCGCGCCTACTTAGCCGCCCTTCGAGACACGCGGGCAGTTGAGTTTCCGTCCGACAAGCAAGCGAGTGGAAAAGCAGAAACAGCTCTTGCGCAACATTACGCGTTGTATAAGATTGCTGCCTTCACTACTATCTGCGAGAAATACGGAAACAATTGGTTGACAGCAAACCACTGTGTATTGCAAAATTATGTCACATGAACGGAAGCTAATCGGTTAAACGATTAGACCCCAAAGGAGAAAGTCATGGCACGGATGCAACGTTCACTGTTCGATCAACTCAATGCGCTCGCCGCTGAAATTGCGCAGAGCCCAGTTAAGACCGCGGCTGAAAAGTCTGCCGGCCCCGTGCCTGCTGATCCGGGTGGCTATCAAGGTGCTTCTTCGCACCCCACGACCAGCGCTGACAATGGTGTGCAGAACGCTACCACTGGTGCGCGCGCCAGCGAGTACGAAGCCGACATCAAGAAGCAGCAGGGTGCTCTTGCTGTAGACAACACACCGGAAATGTCGCAAGAAGGCCGCCAAGACGATGTGCAAACGAACATCGGCGTGTCGGCTAAGGCCACCGGCGAAGATCCCTCCAACGAGAAGGACTTCAAAGGCGACAAGGATGACCCGGGCACAACTTCGCCCGTCAAGGCTAACGACGGCGAGAAGTACAGCTCGGTAACGTTCAAGGAAGCCCGCGACCGTGCTGGCGCTCTTGGCAACGATATCCTTGCTAACCTGATTAACTTCGGTGCCGACAAGCTCAAGAACGAAAAAGTTGCGGAGATGCCGGCTGCCCTTGCCGCTGCTCACGAAAAAAAAGAATCTCCCGCTGAGGAGAAGAGCGAGCACGCCAGCGGGGAAGAGAAGGCCGACGGCTCGCACGGAGAGCTGAAGGGCGACCAGCACAAGCTGGACGTCAACAACAATGGCAAGATCGAGGGCTCTGACCTCGCCGCGCTGCGCTCGGATAAAGCGGCTGCGTTCAAGGCTGGTTATGAACTGGCCACGCAGCTTGGTCTCAGCAAGGAAGCAGCTGAAGCTTCTGTCCGCGACGTCTGCGCTAACACGCTGCGCGAAGCCGACGAGATGGCTGACCTCTTCATCGGCTTCGTAACGTCGAAGGCCGCCGCGGCTGACCCGACCGAAGAAGCGGCCGAAGGCGAAGATCACTCTGCTCCGGCTGACGCCGCTTCTGGCGCCAGCGACGCTCCCCCGGCTGACGCTGCTGCGGGCGCTGCCCCGGCTGGTCTTGAAGCCATGATGGGCGCCGAAGGCGGCGGCGACATGGGTCCCGAAGCTGCCGGCGGCGGTGAGCCGTCTGAAGATGAAGCTGTTCAAGAACTTGCCATGGCTCTCGAAGAGCTTGGCATTCCCCCGGAAGCTTTACTGCAGGCGCTGTCCGGCGCTGAAGGTGGCGGCGCTCCGGCTCCTGAAGCTGGCGCTCCTCCGGTTGAAGAACCGAAGATGGCGGCTGCTAAAGATTTAGACGCCATCGGTCGCGCTGTTGTAAACTTTAAGCGTGCTGGTAAGTTTCAAGTTAAAGAAGCTCGCACAAAGCGTTCGCGCCAACTGCGGGACATGATGAAGCAGCACGTTATCGAACTCGTGAATCGTTGATCCAACGGAGGTTTTAATGTCTACCGAAAATAACGCCCTCGTACAGAAGATCATCGACTACATCGGTTACTCCGATGCGGCGATGACCAAGGCCGCTGCCGCCGACAAGGCGCAGACTGAGATCAACGAAAAGTTGGCTCATCTGATCCCGGAAGCCGTAAAGGCTTGCGTGGAGAACGAGCGGATCGAATCGCACCAGAAGGAAGCGCTCGCTGCGGCGCTTCAAGATCCGGTGCGCACGATGGAACTTGTGATCAAATTAGCTGCGCATAAAAACGCGGCTGAAATGGCTC